AATATCATTTGGATTATTCAATACATTATTTGTTTTTGGTGCTAATAAATTATTTATAATATCAATAAAATCAATTGCGTTATAATTACCATCAGGAATGGTAATAATTTTCTCATTATTGACAATCGCTCCAGAAATATCAAAAGAATTATAAATTACTTTCAAGTATAAAAAATTATTACCATAACCTTGTGAAATACCATAAAACGCAATGGGTATTTCTACTGAAGATAATTGCATAGAAACTACTTTATTTAATCTCATAGGTAATGTTATCATAAAATCGCTACTTGAAGTAGCGTAATATCTATCTCTAAATCTGGTATCAACTGTTATAACTTTATTAATGGTTCTCGTATTTAGAGGATTTATCGTTCCTTGATAATATTCTGATGTTTGCACATTCAAATAGTTCGTCATAGGCCGTTCTATTATATTTTGCATTCTCGATGTAGGTAATTCAGACGATTTAGGGACATTTGATGTATCCAATATAACATTTTTTGCAATTGTTGTTGGTAAATTCTCTTTTTTTATAGGAAATTTATTATGAATAATACGTTCTACTGCTTCATTTAAAAAACTAATTAAATCCCTTTTAAATTTTTTATTAATATGTCCAGACGATAATAATTGCTCCCTTATTTCATACCCACGTTGTTCTACATCAGCCGATGTATATTTCGATTTCAATCTAAAAAATTTTTCTAAATCAGATATGCTATAATTATCGATTTCTAAATCCATTTGATCCATATTTATTCACTTACTATATTGGTATGTTTGATTTTGTTTATTTTTTATGCAATATAATATAGTAATATTATATACCATATGCCTTATTCACTAAGAAAAGTTGCAAATAAACCATGCTATCGTATAACAAATAAATATACCAAGCGCGTTTTTTCAAAATGTTCTACTAAAGAAAATGCTAAAAAACAATTACGATTGCTACGTGCAATTGAATTCAATAAATCATTCAAATTATTACCAAAAGGAAAACGTTCAAATGATAAAAGAAAAACTCAAAAACGACGATCATAGACGAATATTTTCAATTATTTTTTTAATTATTTTTTTCTTACCCACATCTTCCGTTCCACAAACTTCCGCTATTTTTGCCATTACAAATGCTTTCTCTTCAATTTCAGGTGAATCAATATCCACATCTTTATAAAAATTCATCATTTTTCTATTTTGCAATTGTGATAGCTTCATAAAAGCACTATCCAGATTCTTGGATTCACCCGCAGGATTTTCCTTTTTCCATCCTTCTTGATCCTTTACATGCATTACTTCACGTTTTGTATCTGTACAATGTATTGGTCTCTTATAAATATCATAATTTGCGAGCGCTTTGTTTAATAATCTTGCTACAGATTCAACATAGCCATTCTCTCTCAGACATATTAGGTCTTCATCTTCTATAACCAAATCATTAATAAAATCTTTAAGCGTTATAGCATCCTTGCACTCTGTATTCAAAAATACATTAATATTTGTTATCTTCTTATTTTTAGAATTATCAGTAGAGCTATTATTAGAATTACTATTAGAGTATGTCATTGTATTCTGTTGAAAAATATTTTTCTCAGCAAGCGTTTTCTGCAATCCATCTTTTTCTTCCTGCAATTTATTATTTTTCTCCATTAGCTGATTTTTCTCGTTTAACATATTTTGAATAAGTTGTTCATGCTGTTTCATTATAAAATTACAAAACATACTAACATTTACAATTTTTTCTCTATATTGCCTTGGCAACTGTCCAGCTTCCCAATATGTCTCCTTCCTCATCAATTCATTTCTCATTTCTAATGGATTTTTATCAGTAGAAAATATTTTATCATAATTATTTTTTTTTCTCACTGCAGATTCAGTACGAGTATCTTTAAAATAAATAAAACCATGCATTATATCATTTTCAATACCTATTATATGATATTTACAATCAATTTCTTTGAAACTATCATATATTTCAGGTGAAAACTCTTTATACACATAATAAAATTTTCTACTTCTAATAGACATTTTATATATAAGACTACTATTTCTTTATATTTTATTCTCTAAAATTACACAATTACCCAAAACTGTGTGTAAAAATTATTTTATGGTTTTATAAAATACTTACACTAATTATCATAAGAAAAACTTATTCAGTCTTATAAAAATGAAAATTACCCAAAACTGTGTGTAAAAATGTGTGTAAATCCAATCGCCTTTTTTTCATGCAGTCATTCTTATGCAGCCAAAAAAATCCAATAAAAATAATATGTTATTGACCCAGTAAGGGAGATTTTTCTTACAAATTCTTTTGGAGGTTTTGAAAAATGGACAATCTCGTGGATGTCCATTTTCAAAAAGTCAAGTACTTTTCAAAATGACTATTTTATAAAAACCACAAAACATGTATTTTTCAGTGTCATTTTTTTATAATAAATTAAACAAATTAATACTATTATGGTAATATACTATTCAAAAATTGTTGATATAACCAACCTATCCTTATATCTAAAACCATTTTACACAATTACCCAAAACTGTGTGTAATTTTGATTTTCAACATTTTTCAAATAGTGAGACCAATAATGGTAATAAAAATATTAAAAATATGGAAAAATAAAAATTACCCAAAACTGTGTGTAAAATTGTGGGTAATTATAAATGGCATTTTTTCATGCAGTCATTTTTATGCAGCCAAAAAAATCAAATATAAATACATTGTGATTGACTCAGTAAGGGAGATTTTTCTTACAAATTCTTTTGGAGGTTTTGAAAAATGGACAATCTCGAGGATGTCCATTTTCAAAAAGTCAAGTACTTTTCAAAAATTGACTATTTTTCTAAAAATAATATTACAAGAATAATTCAAAAATAAATCAAAAAATATATAAATATTACGATAATTACATGATATAAGATATGAATACAAATCCTTGTAATATATGTAATATAGATCCGTCATCCCATTCATTTCATATAATACCATCGTCAAATCCCGACATAAACCTTTTTACAGTTGTCCTGCAAAGGCTACAAAATATTTTGAAATCAGAAGGTGTCATAGAACATTTTAAGAACCATCTCGAAAAAAACAATGGAAAACCATGGGCGTATATTTTGGATTGCAAAGGATTTACATTGAAACATGCTACTCAAATAAATACCTCTATAGCATTAGCAGATATGATTACAAATAGATTCGGCGAATCACTGCAAAAAGTGTGGATTATGAATCCAACATGGACAATTCATATTGTATTGAAAGCAATGATACCTATTTTAACCACACGTCTTAAGTCTATCATAGAGACAACAGACAAGACATTGGAAGACCTTCAGAAAATGACATTTTTCTAATATGCATAAATAAATTATTTTTTTTATAGTATATACTATATAATGGCACCTTGCTCGATTACATGCTTATTTTCAGCAGCATTTATTATTGCAATGATTTTTATGACAAACTCCATGTCAAGCAGTCAAACCATCAAGAACTATGAAAACCAACTAACACCGGAACTTCAAAAAACATATAATGATATTCGTAAAGAACGAACCCGCATATTTTATTTTGGATATCTATTAGGATTTGCCATAGCAATTGTTATAATTGCCTATAATACGCAAATAAAACATGCAAAAATGAGTTGGCCATCGATGGTCTGTTTAACAGTTTCAGTCGCATTTATAACAAATTATTTTTATTATATTTTGACACCAAAAACAAAATGGATGTTAGATAAAATAGATACACAAGAACAAACGAAAGCATGGTTGCAAATGTATAAGAGTATGCAATTATTCTATCACGGAGGATTAGCATTTGGAATTATTGCGATTGGACTCTTAGCTTTCGCATTTAGATGCTAAGTGAATATTTTTATATACGTATAATAAAATGAATAATGACGACAGACTTTCAATAGCAACCCATGATATAGATGTATATACACAAACAAATAACGACAAGACAGAAACATCACCAAATAACTTGGCGAATAAAAAAAAGATACAGTTCCCAACAGAAGAAAGTTTGACAGATGATAAAGGTATATATGATGGTCGTAGAGAACCGGAAGATATCGATTCTAAATAATATATTTTCATTATAACAAATATATTATTATATTGTTCACATTTTGCTATTACTTTTTGATTTTGATTTTGATTTTCTTGCTATCCAACCACCAACCATCATGGATGGAACAGGACCAAGTCCTCCAGTTGTTTTCTTACCAGTGAAGTATGCAAATGCCTTATAAATGATGTATAGGACAAAAAATATAATAAAAACCATAATAATAACATTCAAAATTTTAGCCAAGGAACAATACATGGATGTATCATCGGCTTTGCATTGCACAACTGTACCAAACATGCCGAAAATACCAGAACCCATGATGCCACCATTTCCCATAGAAGATGGAGCTTTTACAGACATACCTTTACCCATATTATATATAAACAAGATAAAAAAATATAGAATATATTTATTACGATTTCTAAATGAACGCGGTAAGCGCGGAACAACAAAATATAATTACCACTGTGGAAAATGGAAAAAATGTTCAAGTGGACGCATGCGCCGGTTCGGGAAAATCAACAACTATTTTATCCGCTGCAAAAGCAATGTCAAATAAGAAGTTTTTATTGATTACCTATAATAAATCACTCAGAAAGGAGATTAAAGAAAAAGTGGATGAACTCAATCTTAAAAATATTACAGTGCATACCTATCATAGTTTAGCAGTAGCTATATACAATCCAGATGCACATATAGACAAAGTAATGCGACTTCTCATATCAAATAATGATCCTCCAAAAACGACCTTATCTCCATATGATATTATTGTGTTAGATGAAGTACAGGATATGACATTTTTATACTACCGGTTGGTAATCAAATATATAAAAGATATTGGATATCCTGTTCAATTGATGGTTCTTGGCGATTATATGCAGGGTTTATATGAATTTAAGGGAGCAGATATTCGATTTTTGACATTAGCGAATCAAATATGGGAGAAGTTCCCTCTATTAAAAACACAAGATTTTGAAAAATGCAAATTGAAAACATCCTATAGAATAACGAACCAGATGGCAGATTTTGTAAATCATGCCATGTTGGATGAAACGCGGCTTTATGCGTGCCGCGAAGGAGAACCAGTATGTTATATTCGTCGAAAAATTCACGAATTACAGAGAATTGTAGTGAATACCATTCAAGATCTAATACAAAATCATGGTGTAAAACCGAGCGATATATTTGTTCTGGGCGGTTCAGTAAAAGGTCCAAATAGTAATATAAGAAAAATTGAGAACTCGTTGGTAGAAGCAGGTATACCTTGTCATGTTCCGATGATGGAGAACTCTGAAAATATTGATGAAGAAGTAATAAAGGGTAAAGTGGTATTTTCTTCTTTTCATACATCAAAAGGGAGACAAAGACCTTATGTATTTATTGTAGGGTTCGATCATTCGTATTTTACAACAATTGCGAGAACATTAGATCCGACAAAATGCCCGAACACATTGTATGTAGCTACTACGAGGGCTTCCAAGAGAATGTATTTATTAGAAACAGATGGGTTTCCAAGCGACAGACCATTCAAATTCTTGAAAATGAATCATATAAAAATGAAAACGCAGCCGTATATTGATTTTCGCGGGATACCACAGTCTATCTTTGAGGATGATACAGTATCATCTATAAGACAAAATGAAACACTTGTCTACAAAACCACACCAACGGACATGACAAAGTTTATATCGGAATCGGTATTGGAAGAGATAACTCAGGTTCTCGATACTATTTTTATTCCATGTGAAATGAAAAACTACCAAAACCAATCCGAAATATTATTGCCTTCTGTTTTGAGAACAACAGCTGGATTTTACGAAGATGTAAGTGATTTAAATGGAATTGCTATACCGGCATTGTTATATGATTATATAAGAGCCCAGTATAACGAAGAAGGAGAGGTAAATACATGTGTTTTATATGATATGATACTGGAAACCATGTCAAATACAAAACCAAATAAGCATTTATACTTGAAGGATATTATCAAACAATTACAACCAGTATGTGAAACAATTGATGATTATTTATACATGGCAAATGTATTTCAATCTGCGCAAGAAAAACTATATTTTAAATTAAAACAAA